CAGCACAAGCACAGGCTAGTAATTACAAACAATTATTTGCTCTATTTCTGAAAAAACGAATTGAAGCAGCGGTGCGCAAGGCGGCAAAAAAATGAGCGCGCTTGAGGCTGGCCTAGTATCGGTATTGTCTGGAATTGACGCGCCGGTGAGTCCACGATTGCAACAACCTGCATTGGTTCCATCGGTACGCTATCAGCGCATATATACCACCCGTGTCAATGCGGTTGATGGTCTCAACGTGGGGCCCACCGAAGCGGGCATTCAGGTGGATTGTCTCGATCAGAGTTACACCGGGTCAAAAGCGCTGGCTGATTCCGTGCGCGATATTTTGCACGGGTACAGCGGCGCGTGGGGTGCGTTGACCGCACATTTTGTAAACCTGCAAACTGAAAACGATTTTAGCGAACAGGACGGAGATCGCGTTACCCACTGGGTCAGCCAGCGGTATCAGATATGGACCAACGTGGACTAATGTGACTATTCATTTTATCAACGCCGCCGTTGGGCGGCTTTTTTTGGAGTAATGAAAATGGCAACACAAGCAATGCTGGGCGCACTTACACAACTGAAATTAGGTGACGGTGGCACGCCGACCGAGATATTTACGAAAATCGCAGAGGTATTGAATATCTCTGAAATCGGATCATCGGCGCCGGAAGTTGACGTTACCAATATGGACTCGACGTCCGTTGAGCGCATAGCCGGATTGCCGGACGGCGCGGAAGTGAATTTTGATATGAACTGGGTCGCTGGCAATGTGCAGCAGGAAGACTTGCGCGATTCAGTAGGTACTACGAGGAATTTTCAATGTCTGTGGCCTGATGCGTCACAAGCAAGCTTTGCTCTTGTGATTTTGGGTTTCAAGAGGTCTTCAAATGAGCCTACGCAGCAATTAAAAGCCAGCCTGAACGGCCGGATAACGGGTGACATCACATGGCTGTAAAAGAGCAGATTCTTGGCTGCGTTGATTTGCGCAGGAAAACCGTTGAGGTGCCGCAGTGGAAGCAGACGCTCACAATTCAGGAGCTTTCATTGCAGCAATCTCTGGCTGCGTTTGGACCTGATCGGCTGGCGGATGACGGCAAAATAAAACTCGCTGCTGTGGATATTGCGCAGGTTGTTGCTTGGAGCGTGATTGATCCAGAGACCGGCGAGCGGATATTTTCTGACGAAGATGCGCCTGCATTGGCTGGCAAAGGCCGCGCGCCATTGATGCTGTTGTACAACGAGATTATCAGCCTGAGCGGAACGGCAGAGGACGCTGAAAAAAACTGACGGGCCAGCCGCTGTTGCTTGCGGCATTCCGGCTGGCATTTTATTTCCACCGTCCGGTTTCAGAGTTGAATATTTCGTTTCGTGAGTTTTTGCTGTGGCTGGAATATTTGAGAATTGAGCCGCCAGACAAGTCAGCAAACGAACGGACGGCCTCATTGATGGCGCAGATTACCAACATGGCGGGCCGATCATTGCCGGATCGAAAAACGATGAGCATGCGCGATTTCTTGCCACAAAAACCACAAACCCCCATGGAGCAAAAAGCAATGTTCATGGCGTTGACAGGATCAAAACCCAATGGCCGCTAGTGCTGGCACAGTCACCCTTGATCTTGACGCCAATTCCGTCAAGCTGATCCGGGAACTGCAGAAGGCGCAAAATCAGACGCGGCGTTCATCGCGTGGCATGACCAGAGATATGTCTTCTGCGCTACAAAAAATAGGCCGCCAAGCTGCTTTATTTGGTGCTGCGATAGTGGGAGCTACCGCGCTTATTGTGCGCAACCAGGCGAAACAGATCGACGCACTGGGGAAAACGTCGGACGCGATCGGGATCACTACGGAGAATCTGCAGACGTTGCGGACAATGGCTGATCTTGCTGGCGTTGGGGCTGAGGGCTTGGATAAGCGTTTGCAAAAAATGCAGCGCACTATAGGCGAGATTGCGCGTAAGGGCGGTGATCTTGAACTGGCGCTAACAAATGTCGGCCTAAGCATAAAGGACGTCATAGATTTACCGGCTGATGAGCAACTGATTGCAATATCCAAGGCGCTAACCGGGGAGGGGAACGCGGCAATCCGCGCATCAATCGCCAACGATTTGTTTGGCCGTGACGCGGCGAAAATGCTGAAACTCACTGATCAACTGGCCAAGGAGGGTCTGGCTCGAATGCGGGCGGAGCTGGAACAGCTTGGATTTTTGATTTCTCGCAGTGAATCCGCTGGTGTCGAGCGCATGAATGATTCTATGGCGCTGGCAAAAAAAGTGTCTGGTGGATTGGCGCAGCAGTTCACGGTTGCCCTTGCTCCCGGCATTGCAGCTATTGCAGAGGAATTTATCGACGCTGCAAAAGAAGGCGATGGGTTCGGTGATGATGTAAGGGCGGCAGCTGAGGGTGTCATTAAGTCCATGTTTTTTGTGGCTGATGTGGTGGATTCTGCAGGCCGTGCTTTCAAGATTCTGGGGAATGTCGGAATCATAGCGTTTGAAACTTTGAAAGTTGGCGCTTCTGGATTGGCGGACAGCATCATAAACGGGCCGAACCGTGCGGTTAATGTGCTGCTGAGAAATCTGGACTTACTTGGCAACCTGCCGTTTTTTGAATCATTCCGTGGCATTGATACCAGTAAGATTTTCCAGTTCGGCGATATTACCGGTGCATTCAAAAATGATCTTGAAATCAGCAAAGGGATTATTGCCGAAGCTCTGGCAGAAATAAACAACATACTGCTTAAACCATTGCCCAGTTCCGGTCTGGAAGAACGGCTGAAAAAAATACGCGAGGAACTGGCGAACTTCAAAGCGGAGACGGGCACGGCGGATGGCGGCGGCGATGTAATAATTGATCCAAAAGCTGCCGCAGAAATTGAAAAAGCCAATGCAGCGTTGGCTGATCTGTTCCAGCAAGTGCAGTTATTTGGTGCTACTGATCGAGATAAGGCGCTGCTGAAAATCATCGATACCGGCGCGACGGAAGAACAGATTGCGCAGGCTGGTTTGATCCTCGACGAACTGGCCAACTTGCAAGCGGTGAAAGATAGGATGGATCAAGCCGACAAAGACCGCAACGATCTTGAGCAGGAATATGCTGCGCTGATTCAAAATACACGAACAGAAAGCGAACAGCAGGCGGCGGCAATTGATCGAATTATCGAATTGTATAAGGCCGGACTGATTCCGAATTCGGAGGAATTTCAGGATATTTTGCGGCGGACAAAAGAGGGTTTCAAGGAAGCGGAAGATCAAGTTTCAGAATTGAACGAGTTTATGATCCAAGCAGCACGGAATACGCAAAATATTATCGCGGATTCTTTGAAAAACTCTTTCGACGGCGGATTTAAGGGCATCATTCGCGGGTTCGGTGAGATGTTGCGCGACTTGGTTGCACAAGCTGCGGCGGCGCAAATCGGTACGTTCCTGTTTGGGGATTTCGGTAAAACCAATAAAATCGGCGGCTTGATAGGACGTTTTTTCGGTGGTGGTAAAGCCGCCGGTGGGCCTATAGATTCAGGCCGGGCTTTCCTGGTCGGTGAACGCGGACCAGAGATCATTGTTCCGCGTGGCGCGGGAACAGTGATCCCAAACAATCGCCTGGGTGGCAATTCTGTGGTGGTCAACATCGACGCGCGCGAGTCTGACAATCCCGGTCGCCTATTGGCTTTGGTGCCGTTGATACAGTCGCAGATTGAGCAAAGCATCACGCTCAAACGACGCAGGGGATTCGCATGACCGATTTTACGTGGCCGTCTGGCGTGCCTGTTGCCAGTGCCTCATTTTGGCTGGTGGACGGTGTACGGCGGTTCCGGTCGCCACTATCCGGCACCGTACGAACTGAACAGGTGCATCCGCAGTTTTGGGAAGCATCGTTGTCGTTCGTGAATCTTAAGGCAGATGAAGGGCAAAAACTGGAAGCAGCTCTGTGGCGCGTTCAGGGCGCTGCAAATCGTATCCTGGTGCCTATGTCGGACTACGTGCGGCAAGGTGCGGGTGGTGGTTCGCCGGTAGTTTCCGGCGGGTCACAGACTGGATTATCCTTGGCTACCAGCGGCTGGCCTGCGAGCACTCTGGTACTCAAGGCCGGGGACCGGTTCGGCGTTTCCGGTCAGGCGTTTTCGGTCGCTGCTGACGTGACCTCGAGCGGCACCGGCACTGCAACGATTACCCTGGCCAACAACATCCGCACAGCGCCAGCTAACGGCGTATCACTGCAAATTAATACCCCTACCGTTCGCTGCATCCTCAAAAACGTTTTTTCTATGAGCACCCGGCCGGGACGATTCAAGGACGGTCAGATCGAGTTCGAGGAGGCGGTGCCATGATTTCCCCTCTCAATAAATCCGCGCTCGAATCCGAACATTCCTCCCGCATTTATTTTCTTTTCCTCGATCTCGCTATTGATCCGCTACGCGCGTGTACGGGTGTCCGGACTTACAACACGCTGGGGTTTGACTGGCTGGGTATCGGCGAGATTGCTGGTATTTCCGACATTGCCGATTCTGCGGATATTGCCGCCAGACAAGTGACGATAACCGCCTCTGGCGTTGACCCGTGGATCACGGAACCGGTATTGAGTCGCACCAATTACAAAGGCCGCGCCGCTATTATCTATCGCGGCCTGCTGGATGCGCAAAACAATCTCGTTGATACGCCGTGGGTTATTTGGCAGGGCCGCATGGACGTTGGCTCGATGGTGCGAGCTGCTGAAGCTAATGCGGCGAAAATTATTTGCGAACCTCTGGCGGCACGGTTATTGCGCGCCAATATTTCTCGCTATTCGGATCAGGATCACCAGATTCGTTTTGCCGGTGATAAATTCTATGAGTTCCTGCCGGAGATGGAGAAAAAGGATGCTAACTGGGGAGGTCGTCGAGTAGCGCCGGCAACATCTGGTGTCGGCGGTACACGCGGCGGCGGATTCACTGGCCAGCGGCGCGTATTTTGATGAGCATCAAAGAATCCGTGGCAAAATATCACGACGCTGAATTCCAATACGGCGATCTGGATTGCTTCCTGTTCGTGTGCAACGTAATCCGCGACGCGACGGGCGTTGATTACGCGGCACCGTGGCGCGGCAAATACCACAGCCAAATCGGCGCATTGCGGCAAATGGCGGTGCATGGTGGGTTTGTCGAAACAGTCAGCGCGGCATTTGGCGATCTGCACCCCATCTGGGCAGTAAAACCAGGCGATCCCGTGTTGCTGGGTCCGCCATTGGCAGAAGTGGATTTAATCTCCGAGGCGGTGGGAATTTATGACGGCGAAACCGTGCAATGCCTGACTGAAAGCGGATTGTATCAGGTGCCTGTTTTGTCTGGCCGGGGTTGCTGGCATGTCTAGGATTGTAAGAGGGGTTGCCGGTGCTGTATTAATCGCGCTCGCGTTTGTGCCCGGTGCGCAAGCGTTTGCGCCGTTCCTAATATCGTTCGGCGCATCATTGTTACTTGGCGCAGCGCTGGAGAAAAAACCCGGCTCCATAGATCAACTTCGCGCGCAGTCGGTGATGGTGCGCTCTGCCGTACAGCCGCAGGAAATATTATTCGGACGTGATAAAAAATCCGGCGTAGTGGCGTTTTTCGACACGTCCGGATCAACTAATGAGTTTTTGTGGTTCGTGGTCGCGGTAGTCGAACACGAGATCGACGGCTATGAAAAGCTGTGGATGGACGCGACGGCGGTTGACATTGCTACCGAGATTGACGTTGACGGGTTTGTCACCAATCCAAAATTTATTGATGGCGACGGCAAAAAGCTGGTCAAAACAAAATTCTACACCGGTTTGGACTCGCAGGTAGCAGACCCGGAACTTGTCGCGGCGTTCGCGGATTGGACAATAGACCACAAAGGCCAAGGGGTAGCTTATTTCTGGGTGCGGCTGGAACTAGATAAATCCGACGGCGGTAACGATCCAGAAAACCCGTCGGCAAACGTATGGGCCAAAGGCTACCCCAGGGATATAGCCGTCACAGGGCGCGGAGCAAAGGTTTATGATCCGCGTCTGGATTCAACGAATGGCGGCACGGGCCCGCAGCGGCTGGCTGATCCTACTACCTGGTCCTGGTCGGAAAACTCGGTATTGTGCCGCGCCTATTACGCCATGTCTGCGCGGTTTGGACCTGGGTACACGTCCAGCGAGATTGATTGGTCGGTCGTTATAACTCAAGCCAACATTGCCGACGAACTGGTCTCCATTCCCGGGTCGACGACGCAAAAACGCTACACGCTGAACGGCGTGGTATCGACCGACGGCGACCCTAAAACGATTATCGAATCTATGCAATCGGCGGATCACGGCGTTACCCTGTTTCTGCCGTCTGGCATTGAGATCAGAGTCGGGGCCTGGAGCGCTTCATCCCATACGATTGATGAAAGCTGGATTGCCGGGCCGTATTCAGCGACTTCTGCAACACCCACGGACGACGCCTATAACGCCATCAGGGGCCAGTATGTCAGTGCGGCGGCTGATTACACAATCATAGAGTTTCAACCCCGCCTAGCGCCAGCATTCGAGACCGAGGACGGCGTTGGCAGGGTGTGGACTGATGTTGTCCTGCCATTCACGCGTGAGGAATTCGCCGCGCAAAGACTGGCCATTATCGAGCTGAAAAAATCCCGCCAACAAGCCAACATCCAGATTCAATGCAACTACCGTGGCGAACTGGTGCAGCCGTATCAGATCATTACGATAAATTTACCCGGCTATGCTGGGAAAACGTTCCGCGTGTTGGGAAAATCTCAGTCCACGGACGGAACCACTAACCTGCAATTACGTGAGGAGCTGGAATCTGACTGGACGTTCACCATTCCCGACCTTGCAACCCCGCCGATTATCCCCTCCGTACTGCGCAATCCCGACGGCGTTACTGCGCCTACCGCTCTAGCTGCTATCACTGCTGGAGGCGGCATTAACGTGGTTTGGGCCCATCCAAATCTGACAGCAATATCTCATGTGGAGGTGTATTCGGCTGACACCAATCTACGCAGCGGTGCGACGCTGCAAACAGAAGTCAAAGGATTGGAGTGGTTCGATTTTAAGGACGAGGGCACTATAAAATATTACTGGGTAATCGCGCGCGGTTTGAACGGCATGCTGTCGCAGTGGTACCCGCTCAGCGATACGGGCGGAATACAGGGCACTGCTGGTGTTGTCGGTTCCGGCGCGAATGCGGTATCTGGCAGCCTCGACAACGAGCGCGCCACCGTACCCGCAGAATCGGACGGCACCGGCTTTGACCTGGCATCCGCCGGGGGCACATTCCACGTATGGGATGGTACCGCTGACGTAACTGGTGCCGGTCCTGCATATTCCGTCCTCGCGCCTGCCACCGTTGACGGATTGACGCTTTCTATAGATGCAGCCACGGGGATATATTCCCTGGATGGTGTGGCGTGGTCTGGAGTCGCTGCATCGTTCGTGTTGCGAGCGATTTACATCGGCGTGACGATTGATAAAATTTACACGATTGTCAAAGCGCTCGGCGGCGTTAATGCAAAATTCCTCAACGTAGATTCGAGTACTCAATCGTTTGCGTATGATGCCGATGGCGTGCTAAAAAGCGCGCCAACAATCACATTTACTGCCGATCAGCACGGATCGACCGCCACAATAAATTGGGTCACACAGATTTGGGACGGCGTCGGCTGGATCAACACCACAACGAACAGGCTTGAATTACCACATACCGGTACAGTGGTCACGCTGCAGGAAGCGAAGTTTTCCGCCGAGGGCGCACAAGCGATGCGGGTACACGCGGCATTCGAGGATCCGCCCGCGCAATTTTCCATCGACAACGTGACCATAACAAGATTGCAGGACGGGGCAGTAGGTCCCACCGGCACCGGCGGGCTATCGGTTGCGGAACTGAATATATTTCAGAGAACTGACCCGGCACCGGCGACGCCTACTGGTGGGAGTTTCGACTTTGGTACGCAGATATTGACGCCACCTGCTTCTTGGTCTGACCAAATACCTGGCGGCAATGATCCGCTGTACGCCAGCCGCGCTGTTGCGTCTATTGTCGGCGCGTCCGGGATTGACAACACGCTGACTTGGACTTTGCCTGCAAAAGTCGCGCAGGACGGCGAGAGCGTGGATATTGTGTTCCAACGGTCCGCCACACAACCAGCAACCCCGGCACCGTCGTTTGGCGT